TAAGCTCTAGCTTGTTCTTTTATGTAAGGATCTTCACTATCGCTTGAGCTTACAATCTTTTCTGTAAGTCTTTCTGCCCAGAACTCTGGTGGATGACCTCCATAATTACTTGTTTTAGCCTCTATAAGGCCCAAGCCTGGCATACCCGCTGGAGTTACTTCATCTACCATTTTTTAGGCTCTACTGGTTTTAGGTGAGAATCATGCCTATCTATAAGTACAGGCTCTTGTTCTTGTTTTACTATTTCTAGATCGTTTATACGTTCTAATTTAATTCCATCTTCATCTACCAAAATAATGTAAGGATTTTTTAACCTATGATAACCGTATAGTTTTTGCTCTGCTGGTACGTCTGTATCTAATAATCCAGAAGTATGTGCGACTTCAACTTGCATACCAGCAGATATACATTTACTAAGCCAGAACTCTACACAAGCCCTTCCTGCTTCGGCAAAATGTAAATTACCTTTATAAGAAAAATCTACTCCAAATAATTTTAAATTAGCAACTTCATTCCAGTAAGCAAAAGCAACTGCGTAAGCAACTGTATTGTTTAAATAATGACAATTAGAATAAGAAACTACTTCTTTTAAGGGATATTCAACTAAACCAGGACAACGATCATCTAATTCACAAGTGTATATTGGACCCTCATGATTTTTTAAAAGATCTGCCATACTGTCAGTTTGGCCGCCTGCGTCATCTGTATCTAGAAACCTAGATGCTGGATCCATCATAAATACTCTGTCGTGAAATATAACAGACCCTACGCCATTTATAGCCCACACTTCATCAAAGTGTACCCCATGAGATTTTGCTAAGTTGTAGTCAAACCAACTTTTACCCATACCCACAATAGCAACAGTCTTGCCTTTAAGACTTTCAATTTTTTCCATTTACTCTCCTTATTTAAGTAACAGAAGATCTAAGAGAATCATAACGATATTCGTCTCTTCTTCCTCTTGCTTCTGCTTGATTCTTCAATCTTAAAACTTCTAAATTAAATCTTTGTTCATACAGTTGCATTAAGTCTGCATCACCCTTCATAAATGTATATGCTTCTACTAAAGCACCATAAAGCAAACCGTTTCTAGCGTTATTAGATAACCAAGTTCCTGTAGTGTCTACAGTTAAACTGTTTGGTTTGTATAAATAGTGTAATTCAACTGTATAGTCTGCATCTGGGACCGGAGCCACAATTAAAGTAGATCCGTTGTTTGATGCCGTTGATAATTCTTTGTCAAAGTCAGCGTAGTACAAAGGCTTTCCTCTTGCAGATGTATCGGTAGGATCTGCGTCAAACTCTCTCATGAATGTAGTGTGTTTTTTATCTAAGTATTGATATGCGCCTGCGCTATCTATAATCGCTAATGAAAAACTTAATTGAAAGTCTGTTGGGGCGGTTAAATAAGTATTACCAGTCGTTAGAGATCCAGTAACATTTTTTCTAAAATAATCTAACTGTATTAGTTCAAATAATCTATCTTCTGCATTAATAATAAAATCATTTAAGGTAGCAACAAAAGTTGTCTCCTCATTTTCCACATAATTTTGTATTAAAGTTTTTAACTCGGTTAATGTCATGACGTAGTAATTGTAACTTCACCTAATGATGCTGTCACTTTCTCAACAACAAAATTTGAAGGCAGTATGGATGGATTCATAAAATCATTTTGAAATATGTTAGAGCTTGTAACAACAACAAAACCTTCTCCAACTTCTTTGTCATTATTAGGTCTAGGTCTGTATAGGGCTTCAGGATCTGCTTTAACCGTTAAAGGTTCTAACTGAGGATGTTTAGGTTCATAACAACTTGAACAAACTTTCAAGCCATTCCATTCTTTTTTTAGTTCATTAAGATTGTACTCAAAAGCACAACGATCACATAATGCTTTAGCGAATTTACCAACCGCATAAGCCATATTAATTCATCCTTAAATTAGGTCTTATCCTAAAAGATGCCCTATCTTCATCCTGGTCTGCTGCTCTCCTAAACTCTTCTTCGTATATAGCTTTAAGTTGCGGGGTGAGTTGAGGAGACTTCTTTAGCGACAAATAATATGCCAACCCCGCAACAAAACAGGGATAAAATCTAAAAGGCATGTCCATAGTGTTAGTAGCTTTATCAGCATCATCCATTCTTACAATTTTATTAAAAACTAATACATCTGTACTGTTTTCTGGTGCTGGCCAGATTTTTAATACTGGAGCAGTTAACTTATCTAAAAAGAATTGTGAAGGTCTAGCTTGTGTTGTTTTATTTGGAATATTTAAGTATTCAGATCTACTTATCCTATTGATAGAAATATCGGTTTGGGTGCTGTTAACATCTCTTCTCACAACAACATCTAAAACATCTATCACGTTAGCATTTAACGTATAGTCTGTAGTGCCTTGTGTAACCGTCTGAGTGCCTTGTTCAATTGTCCATTGATTCAAACCTCTATTAGCCCATTCTGCTAACATTAGGTTTATAGACCTCCTAGCGGTTTTTAAATCATAACCTGTCCTAAGTTCTAATCCACATCTTTCAAATGCTTCTTCTATAAACTCAGCTACATTAGGTTCAAAGTCTGTACTGCCTGAAAGTGCCATTACTTTTTCTTTTTAGTTTTTTTAAGAGATCTCTCTATTTGTGCAGCTTGTTTAGCATGAAGCTTAGATGCCCCTTTTAACTCTTTAATTAGTTTTCTTTTTTGTGCAACAGATAAATCAGCCATCATTCATCCTCCGAATATAAATTATCAAAGACCCTGTTTACGTCTAACGTGTAGTCTAAATCAGATTTTGAGTAATGTATATGTTGAGACGGTTTAAAATCAGGCGCTCCCTCTCCTGTAACAAACCAAGCTGGATGTGTAACTCTTACTCTATTATTTGGTAGTGCAACTATGTTACCTGTCCATTCTCCGGCATCTAACAATTCCATAACATGACTACTTTTGTGTTGTGCAGGATCGTCTGCTATTTCGTTCTCAGCATAGTCAACCGTAAACATGTATTTGGCTGGGAATATCTGACCGTCTATTTTAGCAAGCCAAGGGCAAGGTGTAGCTCTATCTATTACATATACTGAATTGTTATGTGAGGAACAATCCCAAGGTTGTGCGTCATGAACTGACATAGGTTTTGCAAAGTCTTCAACTAACGTGTCTGCAACTAAAGCGGTTATTGGCATTCTGGCCCACATCGCACCCCCATGTATATTGCCCTCGTTCCAATCTTCGCAGTTGGATTCCTCTCCGGTAAATATTATATGAAAACTTAAACACCTGGTCGGCATGGTAGTAACACCAACCGCCATAGCATGAAGGAACTCTCCATGATATTTTTCGTGATTATGAGTGTACTCTCTTCTTACCCAACATTTAAAGTAGGGTATATTACTGTAAAGATAAGCCACTAATTAAGTTAGATCTTCTCTTCTTCTATTAGCAAAACCTGCCGCTACAGACCCACCTTTAGATTTTTTCATGACGGCTCTGCCTTTTGACATTTTCATCATAGTGCCACCTTTTGATTTTTTCATCATGGTACCACCTTTAGATTTCTTCATCATAGTTCCACCTTTGGACTTCTTCATCATAGTTCCGCCCTTAGATTTCATCATTTTTTTTCCGCCTTTTGATTTATAACTAGCCATTATTTTTTACCTTTTTTAGTAGTTTTTTTCTTAGCAGGAGTTTTCTTAGGCATATTATAATAAATACGATCTTCAGTCGTTTCATCAGGTCTTACCTTGGCTTTTTCTCTAGCCTCCTGTTTTGCTTTCATTCTATCTTTCTTAGCCATAATTTCTCCTAACTAATAGTTGTAACTTTGCGCTTATCGTTCATGACAGCCCCACACCCTTTAGCTATAAAACCGCCGTTTTTCATTTTAGCACGATTCTGTTTCTTCATAGATTTTTCAATACCTGCTTCAGTAGCCATACCTCTTTTCTTTTCGTAAGAAGATAACTTACCGTCTTTATCTAGATCTGCTTTTTTTGGATTTTTTAATGTTGTCATATTATTACTTTATCTTAATCTGTTTGCCATAACAATTCCCTGGCCTCTAATTGTAATAGGACCGCCAGTTGCTGCTTTTTTCCTACCATCTTTCCAACTAATTCTTTTTGGTCCT